CGTCAACTGGCGCAGCCGATGGGCCATGCGCGGCGGGGCAAGGATGAAGCTTGGGGTCAAGAAGCGGGGATCGACGCCGTTCGGCATCTTCACGCCCGCGATGAACGAGATCACTTTGGCAAGATTGACGAGCGCGACGTCGGGCGAGACCGAGTCGTCGATCGCCTGCGCGCCGATGTACGACCCCGAGGCCGCGCCATGGAGCCAATTCTGATATCCGCCGAGCGTCGGGCGGAACGGGTTGTAGGGGTGACCCTTGACGTTGACGCCGCCGACCACGTTGGTCGTATTGTCGGCGAAGAAGCGGATGCCATCGTACGCGTTCGCGCTACCGTCCGAAGCCGCGCCGTTCAAGAGCAACTGAGTGCAAAGCCGCTGGGGGTAGTACGCAATCTCGTTCCCGATCTGGCTCGACCATTCGCCGAGCATGTCGAGGCCCTTACCGTCCAAGTCCTCGATCTGATCGCGCTGAACGACGATCCCTTTGCCGTGACGGAAGGTCGGATACTCGACGGTTTGAGTGACCATGCCCTCGAAGGTCAGGTCGCCAGAGCCGGTCGGGCCTACGGGCTCGATCATCGCCGTGTTCAGGATCCACGTGACGCGCTCGGTCCGCCCTTCGATGGGCATCGTACGCATGACCTTGTTCCACCAAATGTTCTTGGCGAGCAAGCGGCGGATATATTCGTTCTCCGTATTCGCGCGCATGTTGCGCTCGTACTCGAAAACGAAACTCGGCGTGATTTCGGGCATCGACGTGATCCTTGGAAGGTAAGAAAGCTAAGCTAAGATCGTGTTCTCGCGCTGTTTTTTGAAGTTTTATGCCAGGCCGGTCGCGGTGAAACCCATAGACTGGATCGCGGCGCCCTTGATCGAGTTGAGTTTCCAGAGGCGTCCGGCGAAACTGTTGCCGGCACTAGTGCTCGTGACGGTGTGGTCGTCGAGGATGTAGACCATGGTCCCGATGTTTGCGGCGACCAAAGCCCCGCCCCCGGGATCGTTGTCGTACCAACGCAGCATGAACTCAGTGTCGAGGTCGACGAGTACTTGGGCCCCGCCGGACACGCCGCCGGAATTGTCATAGGAGACTTCCCACTCGCCGATCTTGATCAACGTGGTCGATGCTTTGCCGTTGGTCACGACGCCGTTCGCGGTGTCCCAACAAGCGATCCCGCCCTGATACACCTTGACCGCAGCCATCGGCAACGCGACGACTCGCGCGCGCTCTTCAATCGGAACTCGTTTTTGACTCAGAGCGGCCACGTCACACCTCTATCTTGTTCTTGGCCGCGTATTCCGCGGCGGCTTTTGGATCCATGAACCCGAGCTCGAGTGATCGAGCGGTCTTTTTGATTCCGACGTTCGGGTTGCCACCTTGCATCCTGGCTCGGATGTAGTCGGCGTCTGCGGCCGGCAAGGTCGAAAGGCCTGCGCCGTCTTCGCCCATGCCTTGCGTCGCGTTCGGGACGAGGGCCCCAGCTGCGGCCTGGACCCCGCCGACGACGCGTGGAAACTCCTTGCACGCCTTCTCGAGCTGCTCCACGGAGACGGACTCGAGAAACCCGCGGACCTCTTTCGAAAAGTCAGGACGAGAAGCAAACGCGGCGGCTCGACGAGCGACGAGCTCTTTGGCAGCGTTCGCGGCAGTCTCCGATTCCAACTTTTGGATCCGGGCCGCCATGTCAAAAGAGTTAGCCGCGAGCGCCTTGGCTTTCGCCTCGGCTTCGTCCTTCTCTTTCTTGTCGGACTCGGCTTTAGAAGCGAGCGCCTTAGCCTCGGCCTCTTTTTCCTCTTTGGTCTTGTCGGATTCAGCCTTTGCGGAAGCCTCGCCCTCTTTCTTCTCGGGCTCTTCCTTGGGCTCTTCCTCGCCCTCGGCCAGGGCCTCCATTTTGCGCATGGCCTTTTTCGCCTTGTCCTTATCTTCGGGGCTTTCGGCCTCGTCGTAGGCCGCGCGAACGGCCGCGAGCGACTTTTTGAATGCTTCAGACAGTTTTGCCATGGCTTTTCCTGAGACGTCTCTGGGACCTTCATTCAGTGTGCTTTTTTGCTCGGGAGCTGTCAAATTGCGGTCGGACGCCTTGCCGCCTTTGGCAATCACGAACTCGTCAAAGGAATCGTAAAGATCGTCGATCAAGCCGAGCGCCTTGGCCCGCGATGCCAGGACTTCGGCCCCTTGGATCGCTCGAATCTTGTCGACGGATACCCCCCGGCGATCGGCAACGTGCTTGAAAAACATCTCGCCCATGTCATCTACTTGAGCTTGTAAGGCAGACACGGCGGCTTCGTCGATCGGGACGTGCGGATTGTGATCGAGCTTTCGCTCGCCCGTCGCCGCGAACGCGTATCGAATGCCCTGCATGGCGTCTTGCCGAGTCACGTCGACGAGCGGGGCCCACACGCCGATGTTGGCGACGAACGCGCTCGGGGTCGCGCAAATCGAGTCGCACGCGCAAATGATGCTCCACGCCGCGGAAAGAGCCTTCGAATCGGTCCAGCCGAGGAAAGGCTTTTTCGCGGCGTCGGCCATCTTTCGAAGCTCGCGCGCGAGCTCGATGTTGCCGGCAAAGTCCCCGCCCGGCGAGTTGACCCACAAGCAAACAGCCTTGACTTCGTCGCAACTGAAAACGACGGACAACCGGGCACGGATCGAATCGTAATCGTCGAACGGCCAGCTTGCGTGCTGATAGAGAGGGTTCTCGACCTTGACGACCGCGATCGCGGCGCCATCCTTGTCGACCCAATCAAAGGGCATGGCCGTCACGTTGGCAACGGCGCCCGTCTCGTTTATGACGATGTCGAACTCGGCCCCGTAGCACTTCGGGTGAATCGCGCCGAAACCTTGGGGAAGGCCATACCTTACTTTGCGACGGAGCACGCCTTTAGCATAACACGGCTCGCGTCAAGTCTCGTTCGCGTCTCAAACGCGTCTCAGGGCCAATCGTCGTCCGCGCCAAGCCCGACGTAGAAAAAGTAGATCGCGGCGACCAAGAAGACCCCTTGCAGCCGCATCAATGCCAGGATCATTTATCGTCGCCCTCGACTTCGGTGACGAGCAAGACGATGGTGCAAAACAGGACCACCAAGATCAGGGCAAACGTTTGCGCTTGATTCACTTGTCGCTCGACTCTTTCTCGGCCGGTTCTCCGCCAGAATCCGACGCGGCCGGCTCGGGATTCTCTTCGGCCTCGACCGCGGCGACGAGTTGAGGGCTCGCCTTTTCGGTCGGGACTTCGAACCGGGTCGCCAACTCGCCGATGGCCGGGGTCAACCCGTGCTTGACGAGGGCCTTGGTCAACGCCTCGATCGCCGCGCCCGCCTGAGTCAACGTGCGGCTTTCCGTTTCGCGATCGGTCGCCGTGCTTGCCTCCCATTCGACGACGGTGGCCTTCTCGAGCGCGCCAAGCCCCCAATGGCGCACGACGTACTGGGGCAAAACTTGCGTGTAGACCGTGTAGGCCAACCCCTCGGCGTCCGCTTGGATGATGTCGCGCCGGATCGCGTCGGGATACTTCACGTTGCCGAATCCCATTCCGCCGGTCGTCGTCACGATTTGGCCGGCGATCATGATCATGTATTCTTGATCGGACGTGTCGATTTGCTTCTGGAAGACTTCCCAGCCACGCCCGTTCGATTCGATTAGCTTGACGTCCCAACCCGGCGGGACTTCAAGAACGGTGTTCGCGGCCCAAGCGAGAACGCGTTTGAAGAATCCGACGCGTTGATTTTCGGTCGCGCCCTGAGGAGCCACGGCCACGCGGGCCGGGTTAGCCAACTTGCCGCCGTAGTTCGCGCGGTAGTTGATCGCGTGCTCCTTGTTTATGAACGCGCGCCCTCCCGCCGGCCAGTTGCCCGACCGCCACGGGGTCAAGCGCCCGCCGGGCATGTGGAGCACCCACCGGCCATCACCCGGATTGATCGGCAAAACCCCCGCCACTGATGCATAATACCAACGGTTTTCCATTTGTTGGAACCGCAAGAATTCCGGCTCAAGTCGAACAAGAACTGGATAAGAGCGGCCCTGGACTGGAACGAGCTCCGCGACTCCGATGCCGAGCTCGATCCCATCTTTCGCCAAGAGCCCGAGCTCGGCGGGGGGACACATTTCGTCGAAAACGGAGCGCGACCCGTTCTTTGCCCTGAGGGTTTCGACGACCTCGGAATCCCCGTAGAACCGCTTCGGAAGATGAACGAGCCCGACCGTGCGAGTTCCGATCAGCCCCGAATAGGTCCCGTCGCGTCGCATGGCCGCGCAAAGCCGAGCCGGCTCCCGAATGATTCCCGCATCCGCCCCGTGCTGAGCCGTTTCGAGGTCCGCGATGTACCAACGGAGCTTGGTCGTCGGTAACGGCTGAATGTTGCCGCCATACGCCTCGCGCGCCCGCACCACTACGTCGTCGTCTATGTCCGGCCCGTAGCCCCCGCCTTCCGCC